CTCATGATCAGAAGCCTTATGACATGGATTGACTTTAACCCTGATGAAGCATTTTGGGCACATGAAGAAATACTACACGAACCAAACAGTGAATTCCTTCTTCTAAAGTACACAGACAATGAAGCGCTTCCTCCTGAGACATTGGAGGATTTACTGACTAAAGAAGCAAAAGCTTACCATGATCCAAAAGGAAGCAGAACGGATCCCAACAATATCAAATCAGCATATTGGGCTAATTGGTGCCGGGTGTATATCGATGGAGAGATTGGGCAGTTGGAAGGAGTTATCTTTTCTAATTGGCAGAAATGCGATACCATGCCAATCGATGCAAAGTTCATCGGTTACGGCTTAGACTGGGGATTCACCAATGATCCAACGGCGCTGATTGAAGTGTACAAGTACGACAAAGCCATATATGTAAATGAGCTGATCTATCAAACGAGATTAACCAATGGTGAGATCATCAATAAACTGAAGCTCCTTGGCGTAAAGAATAACCTTTGCATTGTGGCAGACTCGGCAGAACCAAAGAGTATTCAAGATGTAAACAATGCCGGATTCTGGATTGAACCAGCTAGGAAAGGACCAGACAGCATCAAGAACTCCATCGACCGATTACAGGAATATCAGATCTATGTTACGAGCAACAGCCTAAACCTGATCAAAGAGCTTAGGCAATACCGATGGGCAAAGGATAGGGAAGGTAAAGCTTTGAATGCTCCAGAGGATATTATGAACCATGCCATCGATGCGCTCAGGTATGTGGCGTTAAATAAGTTGAGCCAATTCGAGAATAACGGACATTATTCAATAATTTAGCAGAATGGCAGAGATAAAAATATCAGCATCCTTTTTTTGGGGTAAGAAAGAACCAGAAGGAGAAATATGCCAGAACTGCCAAAGCCTGATCATCGGCACTGTGCACTTTCCCATCATCCAATACGGTGAGGCTAGTGAGTTACGCTTTAAAGACGGAGAACCCAAACTCTGTCATGAATGCTTCCTGAAAGTTCCCAAGGATAAAAAGTAGGCACAAATAAACCCTTTGCCACATTTAAGGGTATGAAGTGGCGAAGTGTAACCTTGGAGCAGTTCCAAATTATTAACGACATCAACGAGAACAAAGACTTTGATGAGATGGATAAGTCGCTCCATACATCTGGAGTATTGTTCAACCTTACCGAGAACAACCTTGTAGACTTAGGAGCCGACAAATGCCGCAAACTCATCCAAGAAACTGAGCAGCTATTCTCCAAACCATTCGAGAAGCAATCCTTCAAAAGAATCGGTAAATACTTCATTGAGTACAATATCGAGAAATTACGGTTCGGGCAGTTCATCGAAATAACCTATTTCGTAAATGGAGAGCTTTTAGATAATGCACATAAGATCCTGGCATCAATATCACACCTTCCATTCCTAAAAAACAATTCCAATAAGCACAGAGAAGTATCTGAATATTTTCTAAAGCAATCTGTAGTTAAAACAATGGGAGCCTTATCATCATTCCTTGATGCTTATACTTCCTTCAATAAAGAATATGCAGGGCTTTTTGAACTATCTGAGGATGGGGAAGAAGTAGAGATAAAACAGGATGCATTCCATTTGAATTACGGATGGATCTATTCTGCAACACAAGTGGCGGATCACGAACGGATCACGCTGGAGGAGGCTTTCAATCTTCCACTAAGACAGGCGCTGAATGATCTCAGTTATCTGAAAGCGAAGAGACAATATGACGAACATCAATTAAAGAAACATGGGTCAATCAATTAGTGCAAGGCAGAAACAATTACTCAATAGCGGATACTTAGATCTGCTAGGGGAGAATTATGGGAATTACCAAGTAATGAAGCTGGAGGCCGTGACTGATTCATTGTACTATTTGGCTGCAAAGTATGTGGAGTTTGCTACTAAGAACTTAGAAAAAGCAGATAGAGTAGCATCTGGAGCTTTAAGTTCATCAATCGCAGCGTTACCAATGGAGATCATGGGAACTGTTTACTCAGTATCGATAAAGCTGGATGATTACTACAAATTCGTAGATCAGGGGGTAAAAGGTTGGGCAGATGAGAAAGGCGGAGATAGTCCGTTCCAGTTTAAGAATTACGGTAGATCAGGAAAGAAGAATAGTAAAATGGTTACGGCTATCAGGCAATGGTTAATCAAACAGGGATTACAAGGAACATCGGCCAACAAGCATAAATCAATTTACGCGAGAGAAAGAAAGAATGCAAGTATCACCGATACGAGCACTCAGACGGCAATCATCATTTCAAAGTCCATCAAGAAGAAAGGTTTAACACCATCACACTTCTGGAGGGATGCAGAGCGATCAGTGATGCAGATAGCAGAGGCAGAGTTCGCAGCAGCAATTAAAGTAGATATAATACAATCAATTTATGGCAATAGTAATTAACAACACTCCAGCAGATTACAGCAGCGTCAATGGAGATATTCTATTCACTGCTTACGAATCAGTAAAGGCAAATGATCCTGTGACTTATACCGGCTATAAGTACGTTTGCGATATTTATGTAGGAGGCAATTTGATCGCCAGGTTAAAATCAAATCCTGATCCAGTGTACAAGCGCGGCATCTTCAATATTGCTCGTTCTGTCAGAAACTATTTAGCCCAACAATTCAATCCGGCATCAGCTTTCAACGTACAGAATTTCGGCAATGGAGAGTTTTGGATTTCTGTGCAATGCAAGTTTGGGGAAGAATATGGCGGAACACTTTATACCAATCAGAATATCGATTCAGCTAGGGTGTTTTTTAACCACTATAATGGCCGATTGACTTCTACCGATACAATCCTTCCAACTTATCAAAATAAGCCAGCTAGTAATAGCCCAGCTATCAAGTATGTAGGTTTTGGGGCAAAGTGCTTTATTCCTTATTTCTCCATTGCAACTGGAAATATTACAGTAACAGCAAACTATTACAATGCAGCCGGAACAAGTTTAGGAACGGCAACAGCGAATGTAGCAGTTGTAACGAACCAGCTTTCTATTTTCGATATCGGTCCGCTTGGCGTGAATGCGCTTTTGGGTGGAACGTACAGCATTACTTCAGCCGTTGATCACTATACTATCAGCATCAATGGAACTGTTTACACCATTAATCTGTATTGTGAGAAAAAATACACTCCTTATTCAATTCACTTCATGAATAAGCTTGGAGGATTTGAAAGCTTTGATTTTAGGAAAGTAAGTAGAAAAACTTTAGAGCTGGAGAAGAAAGTCTACCAGCAGCAAGCCTATCGGATGAGTTCATCAGGTGCCGTATCACTCAGGACATCAAATGGCGTGATGAATGACACAGATACAACTTATTCAGTAAGTTTTAAAGAGAAGATAAAGCTGAATGCCGATATCACATCAGATGCAGAATACCAATGGTTATCAGAGCTTGTTACTTCTCCGATAGTTTATTTCGATGATGGCGGTGTTTTGGTGCCGGCAACAATAGCTGATACCAGTTATGAATTTAAGAAGTTCATCAATGATAAGATCACTTCTCTTTCTATCAATATCGAGCTTGGTAAATCTCTAAATACGCAATTCAGATGATAGACTTATTCATTGAAAATTACAGGGCAGATATCAGGGAGGACTTATCAGCACTCATCACGTTTGCAATTGATGATATCAAGGATTTCTCTGCTCGCAATACTAGCTTTTCGAAGACTATCATCATGCCAGGATCAGCGCGAAACAATGCACTGTTTGGGAATATCTTTGAGATGGCGAATAGTAATTTCTACGATACTACACAACCTAATATTAATTATAATTTCAATGCAGCTAAATCAGCAGCAGCCATCATCTTTCAGGATAATATCCAAGTCTTCAAGGGAGTTATTCGTTTACTGGAGATAGTGATTGATAAAGGTGTGATTGAGTACGAGGTGGCAGTGTTTGGAGAGTTAGGCGGATTGATCTATTCCATGGGTAATAAAAAGCTGGAGGACTTAGACTTCTCAGCATATAACCAAAATTTCACCTTGGCAAATATTGTCAATAGCTGGGATAATGTACCAGGCTCAGGCGTTTACTTTCCATTGATTGATTACGGAACTTACTCAACTGATAAAAAGAATTGGCAGATCAATACATTCAGGCC